TGTTCCTGAAAAATGTCCTGCTGATCCACCATAAACACCCGCAGTCCACCAGACTGTTAAGATATTACCTGCTGTTACAGGTATGTTTGCAGTACATCCTATTGCTGTCATTGTGTTAGTAGCTTGAACAGTAGCTATACTACCAGTACTGTTTATATAGTGATTTCTAACCACTTGTCCACCTTGAGTATTACCAGTGCCACCACTAGCAACGGGTAGTGGAGTACCTAGTGTCACTTCACCGTCACCACCAACTTGAAAATCAACATTACCTGCATAGTCTTTAACTTGAAAATTCCCACCAGCATTATTTGCACCACCTTGAACTATTAAAGAAGGAGAATCTCCAGAACCACTTGTGTTCCTAAAATGACCTGCGGGTACTGTAGCACTTGAGTGTGTAACTTCTAACTTACCATTTGTAGGAGCAGTTGTGCCTATACCAACATTACCTGCTCCAGTAATCCTCATCTTCTCGCCATTGTCAGCACGAAAAGCCATGTGATTTCCGTTATTAAGATAAGCAATTGAACCAATATTTTGGTTGCCACTATCACCAAAAGCAATATGAGCATCGCTGCTTGTACCCGCAGAAATTTGAAGGACAGTCGATCCACTACTCTCGAAATGAGCAACAGCCGAGCCATCTGTGGAAGCACCAGAGGAATCCTTAAAAACGTGTAATTCACATTCTGGAGAAGTTCCTATACCAACATCACCATTAGCTAATACCGTAACCTTAGTAGCACTAGTACCACCAGTAGTTGTCTTTAATTCTAACTTGCCNTCNCCACTAGATACCTCTGTGCCTGTAACTGCTGCGACATTAGGAGTCTGAGCGCAGCCAAAGTCTAAGCTATCTGNTCCCCCATTTGGGGTTGTAATCTTNATTGTCAAAATTTATACCTCTTTTATTTTAATGTTCTGTCCAGACTCTGTTTCCATATTTTCTTTTTGGAAGAGTATAAAATCTGCACCAAGTTTTTGGTCACATTCAGACCATTTAGAAAGTGATATAATCTTATCACCAAAGTACACATCCATTCTGTCACTATCTGTTTGATAGTTATGCCCTTTGGCTTTTCTTAAAGTTTTCCAGAAGAACCCTCGTTTATATTGAAAAGTGTAAGTCATAATTTAAGCATTAACCTTTATTAAATATTGAGCGTTAACATATATTGGTAGGTGAGTGACAGCAGTTGTACTACCTGTTGCACCAGTAGCAGCACCTCCACCTGATCCAGTATTTCCTGCACTAGCAGAACCAGTATTACCTGCACTAGCAGAACCAGTATTACCATTACCACCATTATTTACTGTTACTCCATGACTATGTGCGCCACCAGAAACAATGATTTGTCTACGAGCATCATGCGTTCTAGTAGTATCTGTCCCACTATAATGCGATCCTGCAATGCCACCTTGGGAGTTCCAAATAGGTCTAGTTGTTCCGTCATCTTGTGTCTTAGAAATAACACTATGAGTGTGATTGCCTGCACTAGCTGAAGAAGCTGAATGACTATGAGCAGGTGTAGTATGTGTATGTGCAGCAGTAGAATGCACATGAGCAGCGGTACTATGCGTATGCGCAGAGGTAGTATGAGTGTGCGAGGGTATATTAGCAGTAGCTAAAGTAAAGGTAGCACTACCTCCCGTACCACCACTACTTGTTGATCCCCGTAAGAATCTACCATCTGTTAAATTTGGGGTAGTTCCACTAACACTTCTCCCTGCGGGAATTGCAGCACCATTACAGTACATCCACCCATTACTATCTACAGACCCTGAGTCTGGTATGGTATGAGTTCCAGTAAGATTAGAGGCAATTGGTATAATCATGCCTAGTGGAAAAGCTTGACCTCCTCCATTTGTTCCCCCTGTGCCTCCTTCTGATGCAGAAAGTGGTGTATGGAAGTCGGCACTACCTGATCCATATATTATTGTTGGCATTTCTTATCCTTATATTAAAGTATTACCCAACGGCTACCCGTAGGAATGGTTACTGATACTCCAGTTGCTACTGTCATTGGTCCTACACTACTAGCATTGTTTCCTGTTGCTAAAGTGTAGTCTGCAACTACAGTAGAGACATTATTACTAAATCCTAAAGCACCATCTCCACCTCCACCACCTATAGCACCCCATTCTGCACCATCATATCCTTCAAAGGATGTATCAGTTGAATTGAACCGTAGCATACCTGTAGCGGGAGTAGGCTGTTGAGCCGTAGTTCCTACTGGTAATTTAATTGCATCAGTTGCCCCAGTACCTACAAAGCCACTAGCTGTCACATTAGTAGCTGAAACTGTAGTAGCTGCAACGGTACTAGGTGTTGTTGCTCCTACTGTACCATTAATATTTATGGAGGCAGTACCCGTGAGGTTAGTCACCACGCCACTGGCAGGAGTGCCTAGGGCAGGTGTAACTAATGTAGGGCTTGTAGCGAATACAGCTGCACCACTACCAGTTTCATCTGAAAGTACACCTTTAAGTTGTGCTGATGTGGTTGCCCCAAATTGAGACAATGGGTTAGCTACTAGTGCAACATCAGAACCTATATCTATTGAGTTAGCATTAGCAACAATTCTTCCAGATGTACCTATAACATCAAGTGTATTAGATGTCTTGGTCATACCTGTACCCGCAGCAATTGCCCCTGCACTACTAAATTGTGTGAAGGTTAAATTGGTTGTATCCAGAGTAATAGGATCAGCGGTTGTAAGTACAAACCCTATAGCATTACCTGCTGTACCCTCTGATACATAGGTGTACATACCACTTGTTACTAGTGTGTTCGTGTTAGCATCTAGTGTTCTAGAGGCTGCACCTGATGCAACCACTGCATAGATACCATTCTCTGAAGCATCAGTCTGGTTCTTTAAAAGTACTCGATCACCTGTAGCAACCGTAACTCCATCAATAGTAGAACCATTAGTTAATGCTGAAGCTATTGCTATATTAGCTGTTGATGTAACTCTACATGAATCCTTAATATCAATAGAGCCTTGCTTGATTGTATCAACGTATGCCTTAGTAGCAGCATCAGTATTATTACTTGGAGTAGGAACTGTTACCGTACCCGTTAGAGTTGGACTAGCTAGTGTAGGGGCTGTATCAAACACAGCTACCCCACTACCTGTCTCATCCGAGAGGGCAGTTAATAGCTGTGAACTTGAGAATGAACCAAGTACTGCTGAATTACCCACGCTAGTCACATGACCTGTCAAGTTAGCATTATTGGTGACATTAGNAGCTAACGTAGCTGTGTCTGCATTACCAGTTGTCGACTGATTAAGAGTNGGGAACGTACAGTTAGCTAAATTACCACTAGCAGGTGTGCCTAATACAGGCGTAATAAGGGTAGGTGAAGTAGCAAAGACTGCCACTCCAGTTCCTGTCTCGTCAGTTATAGCACCACGTAATTCTGAACTTGTGAATGAGTTTAATGTAGAGGCATTCCCTACACTGGTTACATGACCCGTGAGGTTTGCATTGGTGTTTGTTGCCCCTGATGTAAAGGAAGCCCCTGTGCCAGTAATGTTAGTACCTACTAGAGCAGATGGTGTTCCTAATGCAGGGGTAGTTAGGGTAGGACTAGTACCAAAAACAGCAGCCCCCGATCCTGTTTCATCTGTTAAGGCTGAAGCTAACTGTGATGAAGTAAAACTACCTAGTACAGCAGCGTTACCACTACTGGTAACATGACCAGTAAGATTAGCATTAGTAGTTACTGTACCTGCATTACCTGTAATATTAGTTTGATCCCCTGTATTAGTACCTGATGTAGTACCAGACCCAGTTACCGTACCATTGGCTGTAGCTGCTGTAGCTATGCCATCTAGTTTAGTTATCTGAGTAGAGGTAGCATATCCATCAACAGAGGCAGTTGCTGCTACCATTGATATAGCAGGAGTAGTACCTCCACTAGATACAACTGGTGCTGTACCTGTTACTGCTGTGACCCCTGCATTATCACCTGTGTTAGTACCTGATGTAGCATCTATCTTTACCTTATCCGCTGCTGACATTGATCCCGCAGCAGAGGTTGTTGCAGCAGTTATGCTAACAGCAGGGGCAGTACCACCGCTTGATACTATGGGTGTTGTTCCTGTCACACCTTGAACCGTGGATGCTGTTAGAGCTTCCTGCTCATCTGCACGTTCTTGCGATAAGTATAAGCCCTGCAATGAGTTTAAATCCAGGTCAGCTTCTGTTAATACAGCAGCATCGTGGAAGTCAACTAACCTCTCAGTTATAGTTGTGTATCTACGGAAAACTACAGCTTGACTAGATGGTGGTGCAGTTACAAATTGTATTGTAGAATCATTAAGCCACACATAATGTGTAGTAAGTGTTTGTGTTACAGCATTCACAGTTACAACAACATGTGTACGATTAATAAAAGGGAATGGTACGGTGTAACTCGTAGAAGACCCGTTGCCTGTATATGTTACTCTAGCGTGTGCCAATGTTTAATCCTTTTTAAAGTGGGGGGAATCTCACCCCCGCTATTATTACCTATTGTGCTTTTGGAGAATCTGCTAACCACTTAGGTAGAGGCTTCCCCGTAAGGCCAAACTGCACGTTATGCCTATCATCTATAAGAGCCTGATTTAGTGATGGATACTCCTGTCTAAGAAGATAGGTTGCCCTTTTAATAAAGGCTCTTCTGATATTAAATATAACATCCTCTTTCAGTGATCCCTCAAAGTTAGGGTCTTCGTGAAGGTTCTTAAACTCCTCATCAGCCATAGTCCTAGCTAAGGCATCCTTTAAGCCTAACCCATCTATTTGAGCTTCCTTTCCTACTAGTATTTGAAACCTTTCATACTGTTCCTGATCTAGCTGAACACCCTTAGAATCCTTAATCCTTCCAATTTTTCTAGGTATTTTAGGTAGGTTGATTTTTAATCTAGCTAATTCATTCTTAACTGGATCATTTCCTCGTTCAGAAGCTTGAATAGGTACTAACCAATCAGGTCCGAGGCGTTCTACGTGCTGCCTCTTCTCACCAAAACTATCTATCTTAGTTGTATCTTCATCCATGAAAGGCATTGTATTCCTAATCTTATCCATAGCCGTATACATTTCCTTTACATCAGGATCAATAGTTCTAGCTATAGTCCTCCGTAAAGAGGAGAAAGGAATAAGAGTATTTGGATATTGACCTACGAATTGATCAAGACTTCCCTTATCACCACGACTTACAGCAGCTAGAAGTTCTATTACACCAGAGAACCAAACCTTATCTCCTGCAAATTTAAGTGTTAATACCATAGCTTCAGCAGCCCTCTCATCTCTCTGCCTTGAACTCATATTATCGCCTAGCTCCATCATTGAAGCTGCAATAGCAAGAGGTATTGATATAGGGTCTAAGCGATCATAGCTATACCAAGTACCTCCAACCTTAACGCTATATGCTTGCCAACCATCTTCACGTAGTGCTTTGGTTTTTTCACCACCACCACCACCTGTAATATTACCTTCAGCAGCACCTACAGCAGCCATCATATACATGGTAGAAGTTAACACCATCTTAGAATTGGCAAGATCAGCCCTAGCTCCACCCGCAGCTAAATCATCTTGTACTGACTTAGCCATCAGGCGGAGGAATGGTGTTCTAGTACCTGCGTACTTCAGTATGTTTACTGGTGTGCGAATAAAAGGTACAACGAAACGTGCGAAGGGTACACTGTTTATAACATTAGTCAGATTACGACCTGAGTCTCCCAAGGGGTTAGTAAATGTACCTTCACGAGCAACCTTGAGTGCTTGCTTACGGAGAAACTCTGGTGGGTCTTTTTCAATAGCTGCCATACGCTCGGCAAATTTAGTACCACTTGAAGGATCGTAACCCTCTCTAATAGCTTGATTATAAGCCTGTTCAGCCAACTCACCTGTGTAACCTACAGTTTTAAATAAATCATCTGCGGTAATCAGCATCCTTCCTGGCATTCTCACGAGTGAACCAAGACCATCAACAACCCTACTTAGACTCCAAAGAGTATTACCCTCGTCATCTAAACGCGGCTTTAAACCTGCCTTCTCTCCAGTAATAGCATTCACATCATCCTGCCCCATCTCAGTCTTATGTTTGCCTAGTGGGTCTATCTGGGAGTCACCTTTAGCAAATGCCCTGAATGTTCCACCAAACTCTTCTTCATTCTCTCTAAGGACATCTCCTGCTCCCTTGAAATCACCACTACCTGTACGTTTAGCAGCCTCTCTAGCAGCTTGTATTCCTTTAGCTGTTATTCCTAGTGCATTCTTTACACCGCGAAACATGCCCATAGTCTTAGCTTGAACTGCTGCTGCGGTTACCGCTTCATTACCTGCACCTATGTTATTCTTAGCACCCAATCCAATTGAGTGGATACCTGCTGCCCCTGCTTTCTCTACAATGGACATCGTACTAACTAAGAAGTTACTCAAGGCATTAATCATATGTGTTTGTGGACCTGACAACATGCCATTAATTAGTACTTCTAAAGTTGCACTGTGCATTCTTATAGGTACAGACTTTAATAGTGTCTTTTTTACAGCCTTCGCACCCTGTGCTTCATGCATTAAGATCATCTCAAATTTCTTGAGGTTTACCTCTGTGCCCCCTGCACCTTCTAGCAAGTCTGTCAATCTCTTCGCTGCCAAGACATCAGTATCATTCTTTAGCAGTCTATAAGAATTAAGTGCGCGGGCCGTATTAGTCTTTGTACCTGCAATTTCTCTATTTATTAAAAGAAATACTTCTAGTGCTTTATTAGCTGATGCTATATTAGCAGGAAGAGGCTCATCAACAGCTTGCTTAATTAAGTTCATTGTATCTCTAAACTGTATAGTATTTACTGCAGTTTGAGCCATTACCCTAGCACCTAAATCCTCAGTATCTATATTAATACTTTTAATCTTCCTTGGGGATAAACCACTACTACGTGCTAAAGCCTTAACCATAGCAAAGGTTTCTACCTTCTTTGTACCTGCTTTTGCCTTTTTGTGTACGTCAATTATTGATTGCTCTATATTAGCAACGATAGCTCTAACACCCTCAACATCATCCACATCATTTAAGTTAATACCTTGATCATCCAGAACTTTTGCTATACCTGCATCATCGCCATCACCCACAGCTTTAGCTAGACTTTTAACTGCTGTTGCTTTTATAGGGTTTACTTTTTTTGGCGGAAGAGGCTTACCATCTTTACCTACACGCTCCTTCTTCGGTGCTAAGTTAGGTGTTTTAGTTTCTTCACCACCAATAGTTTTGGCTTGGAGATGTTCTGGTACAGCACGCTCATCATCAAGATAATGCTTCTTTTCTTTTAATTCTTTTATTTTACTAGCAGCATCTTTACCGTATGTTCCCTTGAGGATTTTAAAAGATTTAATAATACCATCAACTGCACCACCTAGTGCTAAACCCTCTAGTACATTCTTGAGTCTACCTTCAGCTTTACTATCGGTAGGATCAGCAGCAAACCATTCCATTATACTTTTATCTGCTTCAGGGTCTAGTTTTTCTAGGTCAACAAATAGATTAGCTAGACGTTCTTCATGGGGGTCAATTACTGTCCCATCTGCTAGGCCACCTGCTGCTGAGTACTTAACAAAATCTCCACCTTTACCATCCAATATGGTATCTGCTTTTTTACTTTTAGTTAAAGCATTACTGGCAGCCCTAGCTGCTGTACCTGCTTTCCCTACCACACCAATAGCAGGTATAAATCCTGCCATCAGTTGAACCATAGAGCGTGCACCCTCACCAATACCAGACTCATTAGCATTAACTTCTGGTAGTGTGAATGCAGGTTTATCTAAACCTATTATATCAGAGCCTGTTTCTACAGTTTCCTGTAGTGCATCTCTAACACCTCCACCTACTGCTGAACCAACTTCAGAAGCCCAAAACCCAAAACCTTCATCTTCTTCTTCTACAGGAGTAGTAGTAGTAACTTGGGCTTGCTGACTAGGGATGCTATATAACGCAGCCCTTTCCGCCATTCGTGTTTCTCTTTCATACTTAAAGCTTGCTTCAGCTTGTTCAGCCCGCTGACGCTCATCTGCTTCAGCTAATAAGTCCATATCTAAATTATCTTTGTTACTCATTACCACTCCTATTTAAGGTGTATTATAGTTTTCAGTAGAGCTAAAGCTTTTTTCATCAAAAGATTTTTTCTTTTCGGGTAGAGTAACAGGTGGAACTATTGGTTCTTCTCTGGCAAGGTATTCTTCGTGAATTGCCTGCAGATATTTCGGTACATACTCATTCTTCATTGCCATCCTATACTGTGCCCTTGTAGTCCAAACAATAGATAAATCCTGTTCCATCTTTTGACCAGATACCCATTTCTTTATATTTGCATTACCTCTAATATCCCACTTGTCTAATATAGCATCAGCTTTTTCCTCACTAATAGGGTGTTGCTGCCTTGTCATTTCATTTTGATAACCCCACTTTGCCATGTCTATTCTTCTCTGAATATATTCTGCTTTCTTAGGAGACAGTATAGCCCCCGTCTCTTTGCTTGCTCCCTGACCTTTGACTGAAGCTTCAAAACTAGCGGTTAAATCACTAAGCCCATCTTTGAAGGTTTGACTATTCTTTATTTTATTTCCGTCACTGTGATCTATCTCCGCGTGTTTCAACAGCGGATCAACATCTTTTGGTTCAATATCAGGGTCTGCAAGCAATATAGATCGATCAACATATGTACCTGCTTCTATTCTTTCCTTCCACTCCTGAACTGCTCTTGGGTCACTCTTATGCTCAACATCTGCAGCTTTTATTTTCGCTATATCTTCTCTTAGCAAATCTGTACTACCATAGCTATCTGCGTGACTCCAAAGTTCGGCTACTAAATCATCAATGTTCTCGCCACCTCTTGCTGCCCTTCTATGAATAGGCTCAAAGATATCAATAGTTTCTGCTCTATGCTCCGCAGCTATTTCTGCTAGAGTTTTCTCATCATTTGCTTTATTATAAGCAGCAGCAGCCCTACGTGCTGTAGTAACTCTGGTTTTATATTGGTTTTGTCCTGCTATTCCAGGAGTACCATCAACAGTCGGTTGGCTCAGTATATCTAGAAGAGATTCATCTCCTGTTCTGGCTGCTATATCAATTGCAGTAGCTATGAAACCATCATTTATTCTCTTTTTATCCATTCCCTGTGCTAGGAAGCCTTGTCTAAGTGTAGACAAATTTGCAGGTGTTACTGTTGTACCATTTAGTTTTGCTGCTGTAATTGTATCCTCTAATGTTTCCGATAGCATAGCTGATTGAGTCTCTGCTATTTCCTCTTTCTGTTTAGCAATCTCTCCCTGACGTATTCTTTCAAGTGAAGCATCATACCTAGTGAAATAAGCAATTTTATAGGAATCTGATTCACCTGCCATATCTGCTTCTGCTTTTGCCCTCTGTTCTGCTATCCAAGTAGCATACGGTACTGTCCTATCTCTAGTAGCTTGTGCTTGCTCCAGATCAACTGTTGCTTTCCCTGCTTCACTGTGTGCTACTGCTGCAAAGTAATTTTCTGTAAACCTCTCAGATTCATCTCCTTGCAGTCCCGTATTCATCATCCCTGCAGCAGTACCTGCTTTAGCATCCTTATCTTTTGCTATTGCATCCTTCTTTTGAAATATAGCCCCTACAGCAGGATTAAGTTTATCCAGTGCAGCTACTAAACCATCTACCGCATAGTTCTTCTTCTGGTCTATACTTGTATCTAAAGGCGTAGCTTCTGCTTGTTGAAACTCTTGATCTGAGTCAGCTTCAAGTGATCTCATTTGGCGTGCTGAACGCTTAGTTATAGTAGTCTTTACTTCCCGTACCATACTTTATCCTTTTATTATGAAAGAGTCTTTGCGTATGCGCCTGCACCTGCAGTAGCTATACTAAGTCCACCACCTATCCAATCTGGCTTTCTAATATTATTGCGCCTGTTCTTAGAGTCGGCAAGTAGCTTCTTACTCTCGTAACCAATCTGGGTTTGCCTTGCAGACCTATTAGCTTCCATTGAAGCTATATCAAATCCTTGATTAAACTGGGATTCTTGCATTACCTTATCATAGGAGATACCAGATAAACCTGTATCCGCCCACATAGCTGCAGCTTTACCCCGCGCTATCATTGAATCTCTAGCCCTTTTACTTTTTTCTTCTTGTGCCTTTTCATTCTCCTGATCACCTTTACGGTTTTGTGCTTGGGACTGCAAGAGGAAATTAGTATCTTCATTCTTCTGCGCCTTCTTAGCTGATGCTGATGTAGCCATATTACTAGCTAACATACTTGCTGCTGCAATACCCATACTAATACTAATTGCTTCACACATTCTTATTCACCTTGTAAAATTGATAGAAAGGGGCTGAGGCATAACCCCAGTTTTCATTGAGTTCACCTATGGTATAACCTATATGTTGCAGCCACTTAATTGTTTTTTCATTTTGAGAATGCACCATGTTAGCTAAAACAGGGTGTTTCTTATTCCATTTCCGAGTACGTGCTTTAGCATCTCTCACTACTTGCTTAGGATACTTATCAACCTCATCCGAACATACCATAAATGGTACGCCCAGATTCGTGTTGCTTTCTACATAACAACAACCAAGGATAGCTATGACGTTACCTTCAGCATCAATTGCAGCTTCAGCCTGACCCCTACACATATCTACTGAGTCAATTAAAGCCTTACCATACTCTGGACCTGCAGATAATAGTAACTCAACTATATCCACTGCTCTAAGTTTTGGTATTAACTCCCTAACATCTGCAGCTTCTGCCTTACGGTAACTAATCATATTCTATACCCTCTGTGATTGCTTAACATATTCACCTACCCATTCTGCTGCTTGAAACTTACATGGTAGATGATTGGCACTGACTATATCAATAGTCGCACCCTTACTCTTAGTTCTTACGGGAAACTTAAATGAACCCGAACTTATACCTACTTGGCCCACAGTTGCACTTATGTCACCTATGACACCACCAGTAAACTTATAGGTATAGGTAGTACGTGCTCTCGGTGTAACCTCTACTTGAAAGAAACCTGAATCAGCAAATGATACAGACATATTTTTCATAACTACATTAGCAGATTGTACTGCAACACCCTTAGCATCCTTAACAGATTGTTCGGAGAATCTATAGCGAAGCTCAAAGTCTCTGCCCACTATACAAGGTGAAGCTGAGTGATCGCCTACTCCTTCTACTGTACTAGAGCTAATAGTATGCGTGGTAGCTATTCTCGCACCCGCATTCGCAGCCCATGTAGAGCCTTTTATCACTGTAAATGCACCTGCATCAGCATATGGTAATGTCCATGTAGTTACATTAGTTACACTGTTGTACGCCCCAGTAAGGGATGTTTGTCTATCTAGTAGAATCTGGTAGTCGAAACCTGTAGATGTATAACCTTCCTGCAAGTTCATGCTCTCTAAATAAATCCCATCAGCCCTCTGAATAACGGCATACATAACAGAATTAATAAATCCTATGTGTAATATTACATCTGCTGCATCAAGTAAGAATTTACCCCATGCTGATTGTGCTTTCTCATCTCCATTCCAATATACCTTATAAACATATATTGCATTACGCTCGTCTGTAGACAGTGCTACAACTAAATCCTCAGTAGTACTAGCTGCTAATACAAATAAGTTTGCAGGTACATATGCAGGTACGTGTGCTGTAACCTCTGAAGCATCATTAGTTACAGTATTTACATCTACAAAGTATTCTCTAACTGAGGAAGATGTACCCTTATCTGAGGCAAAGTAAACAGAGTTTCCTAAGCTAACAGGAGAACATTTAGGAGTAGATTCAAACTCAGTAACAACCTCTGTAGTAATAGTCTTAGGGGTTAGGCTGTCCGTTGAAGTTACCTGGAATTGGGTCTGATCAGAGAACATTAGTAGAGTCTTATTAAATGGTATTACATTTTTCAATACCGATACTTTCGTGTGACTCACACTAACATCTATAGGATCATCATCCAATACAGCGGTCATTGTCTTAGAGAAGAAATTAAAATATAATCCTGCCCTAGACATTACTAAAGATTCACCAGAGTACAAACCAAGTCTATTCCTGTGGAAGAATATACCATTAATAGTACCACCAATGAATGATGGGTCTTGGTTAGATAGTGCACTACCTACTAACCTTGAACTCCAAGTTTGTTTAGCAAACGTAAATGTACCATTAGCATTACGCACTAGAGTGTGTGGCATAGTAGTGGAATTAATTGTTGTTTGTTGCGCGGGTGCTGTTGTTTCTTCCCAAACACCTGCTGCAGTATACTTTACATGGTAGTCATCAAACCGTTGTAGATCATCTCCCTCTATCTTCCATACATCACCTGTAGAATTTCCACTAGTAGGTAACTCACTAAATTTCTGTTTAGAACCAAGCGTTGCAGAACCAGAGGTAGCCGTATCCATAAGGGCTGTTACTGACTTATTAACTATAAATGTAAAATCGGCAACAGTAACTACACTAAAAGATGTACGAGGTGTAGTTGCAGATAAGTATCCCTTACCATCTGGGAACGAAATTGTTTGCTGTACCCCCGCTAAATTGTAAACCTCTAAGTCACCATTAAGTATAACTACAATGTAACGCTCTACTTCATCTCTATTAATTAGGTGAAGGAAAGCATCACTAGCTATACTATTCTTAATTTTAGCTATATGATTGAATGCAGGTCTTTTGCGTAACCCTGTAGCAATCGTTGGGTAGCCATTATCCTGTTGTGTACACTGTGAGGCATGGCGTAGTGGATCAGGTTGTTGCGATACTCCATTGAATAAATTAGGTATAACGCCATTTATTAGTGCCATACCTACCTCCCATGTACTACTGAATTAACAGACCAACTGTCTCTAAACATGTTGCCATCTGTCTTCTTAACTTGGTGTCTCCTGAGTGCTGCAAAGGCTGTCATCTCTTGCTGTTCGGAGAACTTATGCTGTGAATCAGAGCCTAATGCTCTTGTCTGATATATTCGTGCAGCCTTAATCATAATATATGAACGTGCTGCTTGTGGAAGTTCATCCCACGTTAGGAGTAATACAATCTCTCCTGTGAGTGTTTCTGTGAATACAAACGTGTGATTCTTCTTATCATATAAGCGCAGCCCACGTTGTATTGTATCGGCACTGCTTGATTTAGTATTCCATTGTTCAACATCAAAACTTAGCGTATTAACAGGTAAATTAATAAAACCCGATGCATCAGGAACTAAATCCCATTCTTCTTCTTTATTAAAAGTCCAACCTATCTCTAACACACTTCGTATTACTTGGTCCAACACTAACTGACACTCAGCTACATCAGCCAAACCTGAAGACTCTAATGTACTTACAGGACTTTCTCCTGCTGCATCTAGCATAGTGTTGATAGCTTCGAGTTTCGTAGTGAGAACCGAAGTTGTCATAATGTTTTCCTTATTATATTAATTTTATGAAAAAAGGGAACTAGTAGTTAAACCACTAATCCCCTTTTGTATTACTCTACTATTAAGAAGTAGTCTTCAACTCAACTGCTGCTTCAGGGCGTAGGATACCATGACCAATAGCATATTTAGCTAAGAGTAATGTTACCTGTCTACGCATATCCCAAGACATTTCTTGAGCTAGGTCTAATAACTTAACAGTACCAACTGCACGTGTGGACATGAGTAGTCCAACGGTTAGTGCAAAGTTACCTTGGTAAGCGGTTGGACCTGTTGTAATATTCGTGATAGGGAAGTTATTGGTCTTAACCAATTTAGCTCCACCAATCTGGAATACTGCGCCATCCTTGAAGTTACCATTACCTGCTGCATAGTCTGTGTTGTACAGAGTCTTATCTTGTGCAAGTAAGTAGTATTGTGCAGGGCGCATAAACACATTGCGACCATCTGCATCAGGATTGTTCTTTTCATCCATAGCTTGGATACCTGAGTATATACCCGCAGCTAGATCGCTAGAGGATGTACGATACAGAGTACCAGACGATGTTAGAACAGTTCCGCCGTCACCACCAGTGACAGTAGCTGAAGCGCGGGCTGCATTGACACCCACTTGTAGTACGTTTCTGTCCCACGTATTAGCAAGTTCAATACCACACTCACGTGAATAAATAGAACGGTAATCGTAGTGGTTCATAGCTTCATCAATTGATGGTATAGCTACTGAAGCAATCAACTGATCATCAATAGCAATAACACGCTCATTGAGATTAGATGTTTGCCCTAAGATTTCAGCACCCGCTGTGTGGTATGCTGCCGATACTTTCCAAGTTGCAGGGAACTGTGCTGATTTACCGTGTGCAATCTGGCGAACCGTATGTTTGTCTACTACCACTTGTGATTGTTCAAAGGCGGTTAGTACTTCACCACCAAATACTTTTAAGAATAGTGCATCTGTTGCGCCCGAACTATTAACCTGCCCCGCGCGTAATGGAGTTGCATTTGCCATAAATATATTACCTCATTATAAATTAAATAAATAGTTGCTTCTGCTTCTTCTATTTATAAAACCGTCACACAATGTTATCCAACCTCAGTCGGGCAGTGGCTTTCGTCTTACTTCTAGAAATTAGGTAGGGGCAGTTA